GACACCTCGGAATCTCTAGGACGTGAAATTACATCCGAATACGATAGATTAGTTCGTCGTGCTCGGCCAACCTCACGTTTTAAGTTTGTCCCAAAGACTTACTCTAAGGCAAGAGGTATATGTATTGAACAATTGGAAACACAATGGCTCCAACAAGGCATTAAAAATGCCCTCTATAATCGGATAGAAGCTCACCCATTAACTAAAGGGCGAGTACTTTTCACCGACCAAAGTGTAAATGGAGGACTAGCTCTGAAACATTCCTTTGACAGGAGTATGGCGACTATTGATATGTCGTCTGCTTCTGATAGGGTGTCACGGAAACTAGTGAACTACCTCTTCTATGACAATACGCCTTTAAAAAATTGTATCATGGCGTTGTCAACGAGGACCATTGAACTACCAAAGGATTTATCGGAAAAACGATTCCTTGAATCGGCCAAATATGCGCCGATGGGTAGTGCTTTATGTTTCCCTATAATGGCACTTGTGCATTATGCACTGATACGTGCTATAATAGTGTTCACGTCGCTACCCCACAGATTAAGATACTCCCGTAACGTGTACGTTTATGGTGACGATATTATCGTCCCCTCTGAATGCGCACAAGCTATTTATGACTGGTTGCCAATGTTTGGCATGAAGCTCAATGTAGAGAAGAGCTTCGTCCGGTCAAGTTTCAGGGAATCATGTGGGATGCATGCCTATCATGGCAAGGAAATCACTCCGACGCGGTTTAAAACCGTTATACATGAAAACTCACCAAATACCTCGTTGATCTCGGCTCTACGAATAGAGTCAGCCTTATATTATAAAGGCTTTTACGAGACTGCTAGGTTACTTCGATCAAAGATCCTTAAGGTTAAGAGATTCAGGGCACATCAATTTCCCTTTGTCTCACCAAAATCACAAGTTCTCGGATGGATCAGAGAAGATTGTGATGCGCCTCGATTCCGCCACCATTTAGCGGGAAAGACACGTTGGAACAGTGATCACCAGTGTTTTGAGTACAAGGTTCGATGTGTTGAGCCTCGTCTCGAATGGGTGCCTCCTTTATGTGAACGTGATGGTTACCTTCGCAAGATGGTGACCCGCGCGAATGCAGGGG